CCTTAAACCTTACATCGAAACCTTTAGAAAATGGGCAAGTGAAAATGTCGAGAAAACGCACTGGTGCGAAAGAGCCTTGGTCGGTCCTGGTTACGCTGGCCGATGTGATGCCTACGTCCGACTAAAGGGAATTGGAGATGCGGTCATCGACCTAAAAAACCGCAAGATTAACAAGAAGTACAACGCTGCGCCCTGGTATCCAACCGATGCGCAACAACTTTGGGCTTATAGAAATGCAAGCGAGAATCCTAAGTGCGCTTGCGTTTCAGTTGTTCTGGCATCAAATGATCCAGAATACATAGAGCATCATCAGTGGGACGAAGACGAACTCTACCAAGCTGGCATTGCATTCTGCGCGATGCAGAAGGTATGGGCTTGGGTCAAAGGCTACACACCTCCTGGGATGAAGTTGTGATCGACCCACAAGACGTGCTTTGGATAGAAGAATTACTGGACCAATTCTATAGGAGTTTAGCAAAATGACTGCACCTACAATCCAAGAGATGGGAAACGCTGCGCAGGAGATAGTCTGGCGTGTGATGGGCAAAGGATCGGATAAGTCTGCTTACGGAGATTGGCTAGAGAAGGATAGGCCGACCCACGATTACCATATTGCGCGGGCTGTACGTCACCTAGCCACGGCGCAGATGCAATTGCATAAGTCATCGCCTTGTCCAGATAATAACGGTGAAACAAGCGTTGACCACTTAGAGCGCGCACTGGTACGATGCCTGTTCACGTTGGCACAAATAAAGAAAGAGGTAACAAGACTATGAGATGGATTAAGAAAGAGTTGGACGAAGACGGCAAACCAGAGTGGGCGGTTTACATTGACGAAGCTGGTGAAGGCAACGAAGAGGATTGGTCACACTTTGATACTTACGCTTCGCGAGACGAAGCAGTAGAAGCCTGCTGGAAATATACTTGGGAAGACTACGACTGTAGTGACAAATGAAACAAGCATTAGTCACGCAATCGTTCGGTGAGGATTGGCAGAAGATTATTGATCTGACTAGGCCGAGGATGGAGGCGTACTGTAAACGCCATAGCACTGATTTCATTCTAATCGACAAGCCTCTTACCCATCCAGCCCAATACTCCAAGTCTGCAATTGGAAACATCATGGCAACCAAGGGCTATGACCAGGTGACATTCGTTGACGCTGATGTTCTTATTGCAAACGATTGCCCAAAACTATCCGATGACGCTGGGGTGTTCTGTGCCTTTGATGAGGGAGCATACTTGGATCGCAAGCCAGATATGGTTAAGCTGGCTGGTGCTTTCGGTGGTATGATCGAGCCTAAGTTCTATGTAAACACTGGCGTGTTCGTGGTCCATACCAAGGCCGTTGGTATCTTATCAATGCCGCCCATTGGCCTACACCCAAACCACTTTGCCGAGCAGACTTGGCTCAACGTGATGGCGCACCTATGGAACATCCCGCTAACCGAGCTTGACCCGTCCTTCAATTGCATGACCAGCGTGGAGTCGCACTTTGGTTTGGACCGCTACAAGGATGCGATGATTATTCATTACGCTGGTCAGTCAAACGATCTGGTTAAGTTATCTAACCAGATCAAGGCTGACGAAGCGAAGCTGGTGGAGCTGGGTCGGTGAGGTCAACCCAACTATGTCGCGGTGATTACGATGACAGGGTGCAGCAGTTGGCTGGGGAGGTTGCGCTACAAGCCATCCGCGATCTACGGATGTTGCGCAAGCGCGGGATGGTTAAGGGCATGAAGATTGTCAAGGATCACACAGGCGTGCCACTCAATGATGCCTTGGAGTATAAGAACTCGCACGAGGTACAGAAGCTGCTGCGTGATTTTAAGACTGGCGTTGTCTCCTGGTGGTGCAGAGCCAGCGGGGTGCAGATCGATAATAGAACGCTGTTAAGGAAGCTAAAGGAAAACGACTATGTTTTGCCTACTTGATCTGGCTGGAGTTGTTTGGGTAATCGGTTGGTTTGTGCTTTACAGTTCGCTGACTTTGTCGGCAATCTACTGCGCTGGTTATTTGATCTTCAAGTTAATTGAAATCATAAGAAAGGAATTGGACCTATGAAAAAGAAAGACAGAAAGATAACTCTGGTAAAAACATTAGAGCAAAAAGCCGTAAGGGTAATGCTCGATGTTGACGATGATCTTTACGAGGCGTTGGCAAGGGCTGGCCGTCAGCACCTAGCTAAAGATAAGATGGCGTGCTTTGAGTACGCGCTGAATAAGGCGTTGCTGGAAATGCTGGAGGAACTTAAATGAAGGAGTTTAAGCAGAAGGTTTTAACGGCAGCCGTAGATCGCTACGTCCTGACCAAGACTCAGTGCGAGATGCTGCGCCAGGATGCTGAAGTGATCGGGATGAAGCGTGCGACTGTGATGAAGAAGGATGGCACTACGCGCAGGTCGTTTGCCAGAAGTTGCTCGTCCTGCTGGATTCCTTACGCACAACATAATAATTGGATCTACAATATTATGCGGGAGATTACTGTAAGCATTAACGAAGAGCATTGGAGGTTTGATATTACTGGCGTGCAACAGTTGCAAATCCTAAAGTACAATCCACTCCAGCAATTCTGGTGGCACTTCGACACCTATACTGGATCTGATCGCAAGCTGACTGCTGTGGTTAATCTTTCTGAGTCATCCGAGTACTTGGGCGGCGGCTTGCAGGTTAAGGCCGACATCGACAACGCCAAGTTCATCCGCGAGCAAGGAGCAGGTTGCTGGTTTCCATCTTACATCGAGCATAGAGCGCGTGCGCCTATATGGGGAACGCGCTGGGTGTTGGTTGCTTGGTTTACTGGACCTGCTTGGAAATGACTCACGCTGCCAATCTTCCTCGCCACTTGTACGTCAAGTGCGATATGGAATTTGTGTCTGATGGCGAGAAGCAAGGCGTAGAGGACGTTGTCTGGTTTGGGCTGACTGCTATACCTGGACGAGCTTGGGGATGCACAGTTATGCTCAAATGTGGCGCGCTGTACCGAGGATTGCCATTGCACGCTCTGGCTCACGGCGAGATTGCAATTATGGATTGGGACATTAACGATGCTCAACGCTGGGATTGTTTTGGATGGAACTTCACAACGATTGAGTACGACTATCTGATGGGCTTGTCTTGCAAGGTCTGGATCGCCAACAGAAAGACTTGGGAAGTTGGTCGCTACCTATTCACAGCCGAGCCTTACGGAGATGGGTTCTCAATGTCTCCACAGCAAACTAAGTCACACCATTTCATCGCACTTAACAATGGACGAATCACGGCTGTTCCAGGTAACAATGTCCTTTGGCGCGAATCAAGCTTCACCACTCAATCCGAAAAACCTAAGTGGTTGCGGACGCAATCGCAGGTCTGGAATGGAGAAGAAGCCACATGGGATGATGTGGTTGGTGAGGAGACAGCATAGGAGGTCACAATGCCATTAGGTAAAGACGTATCGAAGAATATGAGTGAATTGGCTAGGGATAACCGCAGGAAGGGTAGCGAGCGTGGAGCAGGCGGTAAGCCGCGCTCGCGTCAGCAGATGATTGCGATAGCACTATCTGCTGCTGGGAAAAGCAACAAATCGCCTCGTAAGTTTAGGATGCGGTCGGGTTCGTAATGCAAGTCGAGGCTAAAGATCGCCTCAAGTGGGCGCGAGAGATCCTTCTCATTGCACGCAATAAGCTTGCAGTTGAGAGGAATCGCGCGACTCACGGACACGCCATAGATATGATCCAGATCATCACGATGGTGGATGCAGCCAGCCTAGTGTGCAAGGAAGTGGTGGGTGAGGAATGAAGAGCAAGGATGAGTTGGCGATGCAGGTGAAGAAGGAGTGGGATGAGCAAAACTTGAGATGGAAGCTATGGCTAGAGGCTGGCGGATTTAGAACCGAGATATTTTGTTACAGCAGTGCCGAGGAAGAGTATTCCAAATGCGTCAGGGAATTGGTTGACCACGCTTACCAGATGCAGAGCGTATGAACATACGAGAAGACATCCTTGACCAGTTCGGTGAAGATGCCGAAACGATGCTGTTCGCTGACGGATTCGATGACGCAATCATTGGAGTCGGTAACAAGTTTGGTGACCAGCTTTGCGCTATTTATGATGCCGACAAAGTGATTGACATTCTTATGAAAGAAGGAATGGATTACGCAGAAGCTATGGAGCATTTTGATTTTAATATTGCAGGAGCTTATGTAGGTGAGCAGACTCCGATCTTCATTCACAAAATAGAAAGGAACACAAAATGAGCGCGCTATACGATTGGATCGTTGTCGGAGCAGGATTGGCAATAGGAAAACTTCTTGTTGCCATTGCGGTTATCACAGTAGTCACAGCTATTCTTGCTGTGTTCTTTATTATAGAGGAGAAAACCAAATGAAACTATGGACAAATAACACCAACGCAATTCACAAAGTCGATGACAATATGCTCTACCCGCGCACTACTTATGTGTTGCCCGATGAGTTAACTGGACCAACCTGGGACGATTCAATCCCTTGCCCACACAAGATCAAGCCTTACTACAAAGGGCGCGCTGCTGGCGGGGCAACAGCCGTGTACCGCGCTGGTGCAATTGGTGATGCGATCATTGCTACTGCGTTCGTGAACTATTTGGTGCAGGAGTCGGGTGGGGTTGTGGAGGTTTACGCTCCTGCTCGCAACTTGCCTCTCTACGCTGGGCTGGGTGCAAAGCTGTGGCCGTTGCCATCCTCGCTGGAGGCTTGGGATTCTTTCGATGCTCACGTTCCAACGGATGATTTGTTTAGCGGACAGGTTGGTAATACGAAGCTAGGCACTGGTCCTGGTAACTGCTACCAGCGGATCTACGAGTGGATGGGTGTATGGGACGAGAAGACTATGGCTAAGTATTGTAAGCCAGTCCTGCATCTCATCGAGCCAGACCACGAAGAGTTGAAGGCGATGGGCAAGTGGCCGTTGCCTAGTCCGTTCTTTGCCTACCACGTTAGCAGTTCTGGTCCGACCCGCACCTACCCGCCAACAATGGGGCAGGAGGCGGTGCTGGCATTGCTTGAGGCTTACCCCAAACATCACGCTGTTATCATTGGGCTGGATAACTCAAACAACTTTAAGGTGGATCATCCGCGAGTGATTGATCTATTCAACTGCACCAAGGCTGTGCGTTCGTTGTTCCCGATTATCAGTGGGGCTGACTTCGTTGTCGCGCCAGATAGTAGTGTCAACCACATGGCTGCTGGGTTGGATACGCCGTGTGTGTCGCTGTGGGGCAGCTACGACCCCGCCGACAGAATGACTTATTATAGTAAGAACGTGTCGGTGTTCAAACCCGATACCTGCCCACACGCACCTTGCCGTCCACACGCTGGGTTGCCACAAGCTAAGTGTAAGGATGCGAGTAACCGCACCCCGAAAACTCAATACTGGTGCAATGCTTTGCGGAATATAACAGCGCAGGATATTGTTGAGGCATCCAAAAAAGCAATAGAACTAGAAAGCAAATAACTAACTGGCGTTGTGGTATGCAAGGAGATCTTGCATCGGGCGTTTCCTCAGTGTGTCTACCTCTTGAATCAGAGCCAGTTTGAATTTTATGACAACCGCACAACGGCAAGCTGAAGAGATCGTAGGCCAAGTGGATTGGCAGTCCGAGAATCACGGGCTGTGTAAATGTCCTGGTGAGGCTGCGCATACCAGCCACACTCGCATTAGAGATACAACGGTGTTCGTAGATGGCGCGCCGACTATCTTCTGCTGGCATACCTCCTGCACGCCGTATCGTGATGAGGCTAACCGCAAGCTGCGCCGAGCTATATCCAGCGATGTGCTTTACAAGCCAGTAAACATTATGTCGGGTGGCACAGCCACGCCTAAGCTGGTCATCAAGAAAGACCCGCACTCCGAGGTGCTGGATAGGATTAAGACTGTTGCCGAGTCAAACAAGCAACGCTATCTCACGCACTACAATTGGGAGACGGCGGATATGTTCGAGGAAAGCCCGACCAAGCTGTACGATCCAGCTCAGGACTACCAGTTGTTCCTATCGCTATTCAACGCTGTCGATAACATCTGGATAGGCAACGTCACTGATAGCGGTAAGCATCCGCAAAACTTCCGCACGGCTTACGATTGGAAGAAGCTGGATGAACCAATTGGGCAGTACACAACTGGCGCGACCTACAAGCAAGGCACAGTCAGCAGGTCCAACGATACGGTTGAGGATAGGATATTCTTGGTTGTCGAGTCGGATGTACTCAGCAAGCCACAGATGGGCGCGGTGTTCCAATTGATGCGTGACTTGTTCAGCATGAAGCTACACGCCGTTGTTAATACTGGCGGAAAGAGCTTGCATGGTTGGTTTGAGATGCCACCAAAGAACGAATGGGTGGAACAGTTAAAAGCTTTTCTTATTCCGTTAGGATGCGATCCTGCAACATTCAAACCCAGCCAACCCGTTAGGATTCCTGGGGCAAAAAGAAACGACAAGATGCAAAGCCTACTTTGGTTTTGCAAAGGAGGAAAATGATAGAACCAGCAGTAGCACTTGGTATCAAGCCGAAGACGGACGAGTGGCCGCCGATCAAATCTTATGCACAACTTGTTAAGGAAGACCTGCCTGCACCAGAGACATTAATTGATGGAATGCTACACAGAGGCGGGAAGATGTTGCTGGGTGGAGGTAGCAAGGCGTTTAAGAGTTGGTCACTCATCGACCTAGCCCTTTCGTTACACGCTGGCGTGCCGTGGTGGGGTCAGCAGTGCAAGATGTCGCGGGTGTTGTTCATTAACTTCGAGATCCAAGAGTGGTCGTTCCGCAATCGTTTAGCCGATGTTATCAAGGCCAAGGGACTAGAGGAGAAGGCCGATGACTTTGATGTTTGGACGCTACGAGGCCACGCTGCCGACTTGACCCTCATCCGCCCTATTATTGAGAAGCAGATTGAGGGCAAGGGATACCAAGCGATCATCCTAGATCCAAACTATATGCTGATGGATGAGAGGGATGAGAACAGCGCAGGCGATATGTCAAGCCTTATGAACGAGTTTGAGTACCTAGCCACACGCCACAATCTGTCGATTATACTAAGCCACCACTTCAGCAAGGGTAACAAGTCGGGTGCGGAGTCGATTGACCGCTTCAGTGGGTCGGGCGTGTTCGCCCGTAATCCAGATACGTTGGTCGTTCTGACTGCCCACGAGGAGGATGAGAAGACCTATACTTGTGACATCACGCTGCGTAACTTCCCGCCAGTAGATAGCTTTGTAGTCCAGTGGCATTACCCGCTGTTCCAAGCCAACTTTGCGCTCAATCCAGACAAGCTAAAGAAACCAGGCGCACACAAGGCTGTTGACGATAAAAGGTTCTTAACTGAGATGGGTAGCAAGCAGTGGCAAGCGGGTGATTTATGTCGTCATATCATCGAAAAGTTGGAAGTATCGGAAAGCACGTTTTATAGGTATCTAAAACGC